ACCTGATCAATACTTGATAGAATACTGTAAAACATTAAATAATAATCTTAAACGAATTAAAACTATGATTGACAATCTTAAAGACAATAGAATGGATTTAACTTTTTGTTGTTGGTGTAATTTAGAAAGACAAAAACCATACGAAAAATTATTTTGTCATACTATTTTACTTGGATATTTGTTTGAAAAGTTATCACCAGAAACAGAAATTGTTTATCTTGACGGAAGAGATAAACCTGTCTGGACTAAAGAAGAATTTTATAAAGAAATGAGAATATAAGAAGAATAATGAACAAAGAAGAGTACATAAAAGAAACCAACAAACATATTGATACAGTACAACATTTTATGTCTGTAATTATAAATCAATTAGTTGAAAGAGCGCATTTACATGATAGAAGCAAATTAGAAAATCCTGAAGCAAAAATATTTATGGAGTATACGCCAAAACTTAAAAACAGTACTTATGGGAGTGATGAATATAATAGTTTTTTAAAGGAAATGAAAGTTGCGCTAGATCATCATTATGAAAATAATAGGCATCATCCAGATCATTTCAAAAATGGTATTCAAGATATGAATTTGGTTGATTTAATAGAAATGATTTGTGATTGGAAAGCGGCAACATTAAGACATAATAATGGGAATATATTTAAGAGCGTAGAAATAAGCCAAAACCGATTTAAATTTTCAAATGAAATAAAGCAAATATTATTAAATACTGCTGAATTATTTTAAAGGAGAATAACCTATATTGAAGATTACTCGTAAATCAAGACGTTTATTGTGGAAGTTGTCATGGAACACTGACAGAGAAAATATTGAAGGTAACACCCGTAAAGAGAAACGTGCAAACTGGCGTAAATCATGGAAAGAAAATATATCATAAAGGAGAAATAATAATTGAACGTTTACAAGTTTTTAACCGAAGAAATGTATTATATAATTGCACACAGTTTTAAAGAAGCCTGTGAATTGTTTTTTGATTTATGCGAAGACGAAGATTTACTGTTGCAATGGGGTGGTTTTGATGTAGAGATTTTGACAGAAGATGAAATAGACGGAATAGAAATGTTCAATGAAAATACAAAGAATTATGAATCGCTGAGAGAAATATTACACAAAGAAACTGAATCTTGTTTTCTTTGTTCGACAGTTAGTTAAAGAAGGTGATATAAAATAACAACAAACATTGCTTTAGCTATTGGACTATTTATTGCAGGTTTTCTTTGGCTAATAAACTCAGGACGGGGAAACGTTGGTCATAATCCACCGCCGAAAGATACAACATTAAGACCTCCTGCTCCCAAGCCACAACCAAAACAACACAAATAACAAAAGGAAGTTTTATTTGAAAGGAAGTGATTTTTATTGGATTGGATTATGGAAGAGTTGGCTAAANGTTTTGATAAAATTATAGACAAAAAAATAGAGATATACGCACAGAGCATTGAAAATAACGGCATTGGTTCTAAAACACACAAACAAGTAAAAGAAAATTTAGCAATTGAAGCTGGAGAAGAATTTAAGAAAATATTTTTGAAAATATTTAATATAGCAGACGCTTTATATGAAAATCTATAAAAAGGAGATATGGTTAATTGGAACCAGATACAAAAACAGAAAGACAAGTTTGCATAGAGAAATATCCCAATGCAGATTTTACATGCAAACACCTCTGCTATAACAAGCATTCACTTGTATATAATCCCATTGGATGCACTTTAGATAGATATGAAAGAGATTGCGATGGCAAATGTTCAAAATATAAAACTGTAGAAAGTGTGTTTGTAAAAATAATAAATGCATTGTTTTGTATTAAAAATAATTAAAAAAAATGGCAGATAGGAGTATCTGCGCTTCAGTAGGTTTTTATGTTATTAAATACATTAAAACACAATAAATATCATTGTGCAATAGTTATTTTAAAAAATATTAAAAAAATAATATAAGATATTGTCGAATTATATAACCAAGGAGGAATTAATAATTATAAAAAATATAATTGGTTTTATTGTTGCGCTGTTGTTATGTTTTAGCTTAACTGTACCAGCTATGGCAAGTTCTGAAATTGTAATGATTAATTCTAGTGGTACTGAAAGAGTTATTGGTATTAATGACTATAATCAAAATATAAATACACAGATAAATGATACTGTTGTAGAAAGTGTATATGAACCAATAGAACCAATATATAGCCCTTGTGATGTAAATCAAGACAATGAAATTGACGTTTTAGATTTACTATTCGTCGTTCAATATTTTGTAGATTGCGTTCCGACAGATCAAATTTCACAGTATCTAACGGCAGACGTAAATGACGATTTAATAGTAGACGTGCTTGATCTACTAGAAATAGTTTCACATATGGAGTAAATTAATTTGATGTGTATAGACAATTTTATTATTGTCTATACACATATACCATTTATAAAACCTGAATTTTATTGGAATGAGTAGGTGTTAAAAAAACATTGATAATAGACAAAGTATATTGCGTCATAGCAAACTATCCAGATGAAATTTTAGTAGTCGGGGCTTATACCAGCGAAGAATTTGCAAAAATGTTTGTTAACAATCTTATTAGTATAGATGAAAACACTGTTTTTAATATAGATAAAAACGGGAAGTTTATTTGTAAAACGTATTGGTATCAAAAAACAACTTTAGAATAAAGGAGAAATTTCATGAGTTCTAATTATAAGTTCAGTAAACAAAAACAATTGTCTAACGGGCAATGGATAAAAATGTATTTTAACAAATCTGTAGATAGCAACAAAATAATTAATTGGACTGTTGGACTTGTAATAGATGACTCTAAAAGAAAATGTAATCACTGGTATCTTAAAAACAATTCTGAACCAAAGCAAACAGGTAAATGTGGACTAGAAGGATTATATCAAGCCCTGCAATGGTTATTAGAATTAGAAGATAATATAAAACAACATAATAAATATACTAACAGAAAAAGAATTAATCATATTTATATCGGATGGGCAGATGAAAAAAGACACAACGTTTATCGCTGGCTTTTCAGATATGGGTATGATTATGGATTTTTTGAATACGAAATGTGTTTATATAAGAAAATATATTTATAAAGGAAGTGATAATTAATTTCTTTTCAGTCAATATTCTAATAAAGAAAAAATTTGGCGTTCTATAAGGGCATCATTTGACTATGTGGGAGAATATTATTATACAAATAATATAAAAAACCAAACTCCATTTTACAAAACTTATGAGATAGAAATACCATTAAACATTAACGATCAAATAATTATTAACAATGAAAGATTTACAATAAAACAAAAATTCTATACAGAAAATGGGAATATAAAATATATTATAAGCAATAAAGACAATTTGATTGAAGATAAAGAATCATGGGAAAAGATTGAAGAAAAATATAATGTACTTTGCGATAAGGAAGATGAAAAGAAAAAAAATAAGAAAGAAGAAAAAGTAGTTATAGAAAAAATAGATAACAAAAAAATGTTGTCAGAAAATAAAATTATGAAATTATTTAGGAGGTGGTTTTATTTCAAAAAATAAATTTGAAGATGATTTTTTAAATTCTGCTACAAAAGAAATTTATGTAGAAAGAATTAGAGATATATATCTTCCACCAATTTGCAGAACTTGTAGAGATCCTGCAACAGATCAATTAAGAATCAGAACACCGAAAAACATTTGTGATTTTACTATTTATAAATATCCAATATTAATGAAAGTGGAATTAAAGTCTACTTCGGCAAAGTCTATCTCATTTGACAATAAAATAATTAAAGAGCATCAAATTAAAGGTCTAGAAAAAATAAATAATAAATATAAAGATATTATTTGCGGTTTTATATTTAATTTTTATAATTACAACAACCAAACTTATTTTGTTGATATTGAAGATTTTATAAAATTTTTAAAAGAGACAGACAGAAAAAGTATACCACTAGATCATTGTAAAAATATTGGAATAGAAGTAGAAAACAAAATATTAAGAACTAACTATAGATATGACATAGACAAACTTATAAGGAATATTGTTCCATTCTAAAATAACTATCTAATCAATATATATTATTAAAGGTGATATAGAAAATGATCGAGATACAAGGAAGTTATGGTATAATCAAAATACATGATTCAGATCAAACTAATATTGAAAAAAATAGAAAGCTTTTTTTCGATATTCTAAAAGAAGCTTTAGCAGAAATTGACAAAAACAATATAAATAACAATATAAAAATAATCAATTAATATATTTACCCTTATGATGTTACAATCATTTCAGAGAACGTAACATCATAAGGGTAATTTTATATCCTTGGTATAATGTCTAATTCAAAATTTCCCTTACCATTCTTCTTTAAAAAAACTTGTTTAATAGCCGACAACAACAATTTGTTTCTTGTTGTTTTATTAACGTCATTATATACATTTAATAAATTATTTATATTAAAGTGTATGACATTATAAATTTCATCAGGACTTATATCATTATTTAAAGAAACATCTTCTATTTTATAATTTTTAAGTTGTTCTATTTCGTCTTCAATAATTTTTAATCTTTCAAGGAAAACTTCTTTAGGATATATTCCATTTTCATAGTTTTCATAAATAAAATTTAATTTTCTTTTCTTGCTCTCTATTTGTTTATTTATTCTTGTCTCTATTTCTTTATAATCAAATTTATAATCAAGTTTTTTCTCTGCGTCTGCAACAATATAATGATTGTTTACAAAGTCCTTTAAATCTTCTTTTTTAATAGACACTATACTAATTAGAGCATTTAATATTTCTTTTTCGACATCCCTATATTTAACATACGTACAACCATTTGTTAAACACGATAAAAATTCCTTCCTATATATACTTTCCGTTCCGTCTTTCTTCTTATAGTGCTGTACGCTATTTTGTACGAATCATTCGCTTCCCACATTTAGAACATGTGACAAGTCCCGCTAACTCACATTGTTCAAAATTTATTTTGACATGTGTAGAATTAGAATCCATTTTAAATCTCGCTTGTTTCCATATATCCAAATCTATAATTGGTTCGTGAGCATCATGAACAACTATCCATTCATTTAAGGGTCTTTTATAATATTTATTTTTAACTCTATATCTTGTCCTATATTTTAAAATTCCTATATATGCTTCATTCATTAATATTCTTCTGACACTATTAAGATTCCATTTATTACTTCTTACTCCTGGTATTCCAATCCTATTTAAATGTCCTGCTATTGCTCTATATGAAACGTCTTTTTTGTTTCCATCAACAAACAATCCATTTGTGTATAAACTAAAAATCATTCTTACTATTTTTGCTTCTTCTTCATTAATTTGAAGTCTTGTTGTCTTTTTATTAAGATCGTATCCATATGGTGTAGCACCAATAACCCATCTACCTTCATGGGCAAGACTTAGTTTTGCAGATAACATCCTTTCCTTTATCATTTCATATTCTTCTCTAGCAAAAAACAATTCAAATCTAATTTGTCTTGCATCTGACGCATTATTTACATCATATGTTTTATATGGCGTTATTATATAAATATTTTTTTCATTAATAATATCAAAAATCAAGCCCATGTCAGAGTAACTACCCCTGCCTAAACGGGCTATTTCCTTTACGGCGATAGAATCATATTTCCCTTCATGTAACCATGTCAAAACTTGCTGAAAAACAGGTCTTGTTTCTATCTTGTCTCCAGATCCTATTTCCTCAACAATCTCATAAGGAATACATAGGTCGTTTAGCACTTTTTCCATTATTTTTTTTTGAGTAGACAATGTATCTTCGCCAGTTCTTTTTTCTCTCTCTAAATCTTGTCTTGAACGGCGCAAATAACAAACAGAACGATATAAATTAATATTATTTATTTTAAAAACCTCCACTGGCAATAAATGTATAATAATTATAACATCTAAAATTATAAGTGTCAATTAACTTGTTACTAACAATAATTTGGTAAAATTATTAATTATTGTTGACAATTACGTTTAAAAAACATAGGATATAGTTAAACTAACAAATAAATACGATTGGAGGAAATTAACAAATGGCTAAACAGGCTAAAGAAAATAAAGTGATAGAAGAAGACATGGGAAAAATGAAGCAAGAAGAATTGGTATTACAAGAAGCAGTAAAAGAGGATGTAAAATCACAGCAATCAGAAAACAAAAAAGAGCCAGAAAATATTATTGACAACAGTTGGTCTTTCGACGGAGTAGTACCAACTATAAGAAATGGCAAAATCGTTAAATATAATCTTTCCTTGAGTGCTGCCCAAATAGGGGAAATGTATCTCAATGGTCAAATTATTTACAAAGGAGATATTCAGAGAGGGTATAGGATAACTAAGAATAACCAGATTATAGAAATATTTAAACCAAAGAAGATTACCGAAATATTACAAGAAATGATTTCTGGAGATCTTCATGGTGGAACTATAATTTTAAATTATTCTAAAGAAAATCCTATGCCATTAGAATTCGACGAAACTAATAATACACTATCTGGAGATTCACCACTTTTTTATTATTGACGGACACCACAGAACTAAAGGTTGTTCCAAATTCGTAAAGTTATATAAAAAGGGCAAAGTAGTTGAAAATCCAGAAGACTTTGAGTTTCCTAGTCACAATAGAAAACCTTACAGACGAAGAAGCAAGTGATTGTTTTAACGAATATGCAACTAAGCCGTTGAAAATTTCTAGGACTAGAGCAGAATACCTTAACACTAGAAATTACACAAATTATATGGTTCGCAGGATTATGAAATATTCTGAAATAAAAGGGAAAGTTGACTGCGTAGGAACTACACATAGAAGAAACAATATAACCACTTTTTCCATATTAGTACAGGCTATTGATCAACATTTTAAACCACCTACAGAAGAACAAGCTACCGAAGTAAGCAATTATCTTTGCGAGTTTTTAAATAAACTTGTAAACATGTTCCCTGAAATAATGGGTGGTAATATAAATCCAGAAAATCGCATGGAATTAAGAAAAAACAATTTACACATTGAGGCTTTAACATGGTTTGGCTATATCGCATTATTTAAAAATCTTGTTGGGAAGGAAGACGTTGATCAAAAACTAGCTAAACTCAAGAATAAGATTAAAATAGGAAAATGGGAAGGAACTATTTTAGATAGATCTTGCCCTATTTGGTCAAACACAATTATGAGATCTGGTGACAGATTGGTTAACACCAGATCAACTCAAAAAATAATTGCAGAAATAATGGTAAATTATATAATGGAAGATAAATTGCCATTAAACTTCAGTAAAGCATCGTAATAAATGCGATGTAAGACACGAAAAATTACTTATTAATGTCTTTATACCAATAAATAAATATCGTTAAAAACAAGTGTATTGAAACGTGTCTGGTGACATTTAGCATGTAAAATGATGCAAAAAAGGGATATGGTATAAAAACCACATCCCTTTTTTATAAATTATATTTATTTTTCTGTTATTTTAGGAGCAAACTTCAATTTAAGACAAGACACAATTCCCTTAACAATTGATTCGCACAAACCATCTAAAAATACATCGTCTTTAAGTAAATCAATGTCCTTGTAATTATTAACAGAAAGCAATTCTAATAAAAGCGATGGCATTTTTGTAATTTTAACAATATAAAAGTCAAACATTTTTGTTCCTGCATTAACAACTTTAAATTGTTTTAAATAATTGAAAACCTCATCATGAATTATCTTTTGATTATATTCATTTAACAACGGAGGATTGTCTTTTACGTAAGACTCAAAACTTCCTTTTTTACTTGAGTTTAAATGAATTGAAACAAAATAATTTGTTTTAAAATCATTTGCTGTTTTAACTCTATTTTCTAAACTCCCTCCTGTAGTTATAATTTTAACGTCATAACAAGACAATTTGTTAACACATAGATTAATAATCTTTTTAGTTATTTCAACTTCAAGTGGTTTGTTTTCAACTTCTCCAATATCCCTGCCACCATGACATGCATCTAAACAAACAATCATGAAATCACCTCTATTTTCCTTTTAACGCTAACCATTTTGCCAATTGCGATATTCCATCAACAAAACCCTGTATAGCAACATACCCCATCAATGAACCTACAATACTATACAGTGCCTTATCTGGAAAGTCTGGATAAAACACTTTTATTCCAGCCAACTAAAGCTGCTACAATTGCCATGATAAATTTACGTGATTTAAGCTTTTCTAACATCTCATTAATTCCTCCAATTTAATTTAGTTTTGTTAATACTATTTTGTTACCAACAAACTGAACTATATATCCCATATTTGTAGCAAGAGATCGAACTGGCAATACTGTTCTATTTGTAGTTGGATCAATTACAGCAGGTTGATCAAGTGCAACTGATAAACCATCTACTACCATTGATTTAAAACCTGGAGTAATTTCAATACGATTTGCTGACTTGGGAATAATTAAACTTGTCGCTGTCCATGCTTCAAATACATACCAGCAAGTGTCACATCTTGACGTAAACCATTTGTAAGGCATTAAAGCATATCCGTTTTGACTCCAACTCTTCCCCCAAGTATTACGTACAATAAAACATTCTAAACTTGGAAGATCACCAACTACTCCTATACCATGTCCACCTTGTATTTTCCCCTGTGGAAGTGGCAATTTATTATTTTTATCAGGAATGAAATTTTCACAAACCAAAATAGCTATTAAAAAATGGGCCTTCGTTTATTAACGCTTGACGCATTGTATTTATTATATTACTTCTATCTTTGTCACTTGGACTACAAATTTGGGCATAAGAATTAATTTTATATTTACTTGCTGCTAATTTAGCACTTTCTGAAACAATTGGCACTTGTGGTATTGGTAATTTTGTTAATGTTGAATATGGCATAATATCTTCAGGACAAACACCAATGGTTTGAAGTATTTTCATGGCAGCTAATGGAGTAGTACCTTCTTGCCCTTGTAATCCGTCTATTGTCTTACATAAGGCGTAATGAAATGCTACAGAAAATCCATTTGCAGGAAAATCACCCTGACTAAGATTATCAACTGCTTTAACTGTCCAATCTATAGCAGATGGAACGCACGAACCACGTTGTCCTTGGTCAAATACATCTGGCAAATTAGGACGATAATCTATAGTAGTAGCTGTAGTTGCTTGATAACCAGTTAAAGATATTATATTGTTATATTTAATATTTCTTGGATCATACTGAGAAGGAAATGCGTTTAAATTTCTTCCCTTGTGTGTTTTGGGCATTGTTTCCATTACACGACGTAATTTGTAAATTGCTTCTGGCATAATCTATCACCTTACTTTCCGAAGAGTTTTAATAATCTGTCAATAACAACCGAAAACTGTGCTCTTGTAATTGGTGCATTAGGATTGAAATTACCAGTTTCGTCACCTTTTATTAAACCTAATGTAGCAAGTCGTTCTATACTCTCTTTTGCCCAAAACCCGTTTGAAACATCTTTAAACATACCCAACACCTCCTGTATAACATTTGATTGTAAATCATTAAATAATCTTGTCCACGGAAAATTGGGGCCAGGACAATTAGGACGATTAACAGAATCAATCCTGTAATGTCCTATAATATGATCTTTGTCTACTGTAATGTTATATTTGTTTATTAGCTGTCTATGTAGCCACAAAGTAGCTTGATATTGTGCTTCTGTAAGAGTGCCATCTCCACCATTAGTTTTATAGCCTTCATGTTCGATGCCAATCGTTGCTTTATTAGGATTATTTTTACCGTCATATAATTTCCAGTTTGGTTTATTTACAATACCTGCGTGCCAGGAAGCATCTTCGTCTTTAACAAGTTGATAAATTAAACCAGTTCTCGTAATAATATAATGTAGCGCTTGATTTTTGCCTGGGTAGAGCAGAGCCAATGTAAACAACCTGGAAATTGACCCGATGTAATGTGATCTACAATCGCAATAATTTTATTTCCCTTTCGTGAACTAAAGTTTGGCGAAGCTGACCATTTTATTTCCACATTTTCATCTCCTTTCTAAAAAATAAAAAAAACAAAACCGTCATTTTATTATATTTCTCCACTTAAACCACCTGTATTTGTTTCGCCAGTTGTTGTGTCTACTACTGTTGGAGTTACTACTTGTGTATTGTAATTTGTTCCATATGTATTATAGCCATCATAACTACTATAACTATTATAACCGCTAGTAGAATAGCCTTGACTTCTTAAAAAATACATAGCTGCACCTTCTTGTAAGAAATAGCCACCTAAAACAATTCCTATCACTGGTACTAGCGTCTGAAGAACAGACAAAGCATTATCTTTTCCAAAACAAGCCAATATACAAACAAATAAAAATATACTAGAAAACGCAATTGCCAATATATCTTTAAAAGAAAATCTCCAAGGCTGATTAAAAAAACCTTTCATTTCCTTCATCATTATTTAAACACCATCGTAGCAATTGCTACTAAAATACCAAGAACTCCAATTACATAACCCCATACCTGTGTACCACCTTTTTCTTTCCCCTGACATTCTCCTAACTCTATTTCTATATTGTTAATTCTTTCACGAAGACCATTGTAATCTCTAATTAATGTCGTTGTTTTCTGCATTTCAACACAAAGGTAATTAATTTTATCTTTCAGGTCTTGTATTTGCTCAAAAAGCTCCTTATTATCATACCACTGATTATTTTCTGTCAAATATTTACACACTCTCCTGTCTTGAAAATTAATCCCCTTTCGTTTATAATAAAACTTGTTAATATTTGTACTATAAATATTAACAAACAGAAACAAGTACACAGGGGATTGCGTACTTGTTTCTAATTTATTTAAGCAATAATTCTTTTACATAAAACCATCATGTCTACATCTTGGAAATTAACTTTTAATATCCATACAGAATCACCAACTTCAACAGTAATTGCAGGATTAATAGGCATATCTGGTGTTTCAGTAGTAGAACCATTTATATAAACATCTGCATTTTCGCCATCAATTGAAACAATTTCTCCTGGTAATAAAAAAGGAATGTAATTTCCCTGTTTTTTCATTTCTTGTTTTACAATTTTTTGAACAAGAGTAACAAATATTTCACAATCTGTATAATCGACATTAGAATTGGACATATATTAATATATTCACTTCCCTTTTAAGAAAAATTTCTTACCTTCCATGCATTACCAGTTGTCATACCAACTCTTAATGGTATATTAAAGTTTAATAATTCATATTTATCATCGGTTTCTGTATGTGGATCTATGAGAGTAATTACATCTCCTTCTTACGTGTAAAAAATTACTTACCATGTCTATTTGTTGTTTTTCAATATATTGCTATTCGTTTTCTTAATTCATAATCTGCTCTCGCCTGGGCTAGTTCAACAGTAGTTATTAACGAATCTGCTGTTCCATTATTATAAACGTATAGTCTATCTCCAATAACTGGAATTGATGTTGGAGAATTAGGATCTTCATCTAACGCTTCTGCGCTAACCGTAGCAGATTTGCTTGAAGCTCCTATTACAAAAATATGATTATACAATTCTGAATCATCAATTGTTTTTTCTGAACCTGCATATAAAGTATAATCTTCGGCTTGATATGTCCAAACTGAAGCTACCTGATCGATATTAGATGGTTGCGGTTTAAATCGCAATTCTCCATACACATTATAACTAACGTCCCATGTTATAAAATCTGCCATTTCTTTTACTATTTTTTTAACTTCTGTTCCTGGTTGATATGTCATTGAATATGGAGTTGCTTCAGTACAGGTGTCAAAATTAAAATTACTTTCAACCCCATTTAAAACAGCCATAATTGCTGTAGCAATGTTTACCCCTGCTTCAATAGTTAGAACAGTAGTAATTTTCCTCCAACCAGCCATTTTATCTGTTCCATTTAAAACAACTTGTCTTACACTAGGTTTAGATATTGCTTTAGGTGAATTAAAAATAAAAATACCTTGAGGAATATATTCCCAAGTGTTACTTGCTGTTTTTATTCCTATATAAATTTTAAATTTTTTGTCCAACCAAATCAGATTAGCTACTCCAGGTGTAAACTTATTATTGTAATTGTCTAATGTTAAAGTGAAATTTCTTCTTATATCTCT